AGCTAAATTGCTAAAATAAAAAAGGGGCTTAATGCCCCTTTTTTGTTAATGTGTTTAATTTTTCTTGCACAACATCAAAGTTAACAGTACTAAACAATCCGGGATGCAATGGCTTGGGGTATTGTCCCTCTCCTACCCAAGCATAACCACAGTGCTCATCATTTAGTATAGGCGTAAACTCATTAGCAACTTCACAGAAAAATGTATGGTATGTGAATGTATGATTTACAAATTTTTGAATTGGAATTAGTTTTGCTTTTTTAGGAAAATAACCAATCTCTTCCTCACACTCTCTAGCGATTCCCTCAAGTAACGTTTCATCGGATTCTATTTTACCACCGGGTATACCCCAATTGCCCGGATTCTTATTATCAGTTCGTAGTAAGTATAAGTAACGTTCTGTTTTTTTTGAGTAAAAGAAAACTCCACCGGAAGTATTATTCATGAGTGTATTATATCATATAATTGATTAAATTACAATACTATAATCACCTTGACCATACCACCCTTCCCAACTCTTCATCCATATGCCGTCTGTATATCTATATTGTACATTGGTGGACAAATTAGTTACATACTCTATTGCAGTATCATTTGAACTATTGAACACTACAGACCATTGTCCAGAACTATATTCAATGATATCATTTGCATTAGCTATTAAACTTCCCCATGCAGTAGTAGTATTACCCGGACTTCCTATATTTTCAACAATCAGATATCTACGACCGTTAACGGGCCCGGGCAATCCAGCATTGGGTCCGGTGATTAATGGATTTATTACACCATCAACCGGGTCTAATGTATTTTGAGGTAACGTATCTGGGTCAATAGTGTATATCAATAATCTATCATCAACTGGATCTGGGACAATAGTACCTACAATTTCAGTATCCATATATGGGTTTTGTAACCATATCTGACTGATGCCAGGTCTTAAGGTACCGTATACATTTAACAAACTACTCCAATATAAACTTGTATTAGGGCTAGGAGGTAAATTTAAATCTTCATTGTCGGGATAAAATGCTTCATCAGCAGGTAACAACTGTAACGTGTTACCTAATAATAATAATTTATAACCATATGGTGTAATCTTTTGACGAGTACCTAACAATAAATCCTCATCTTGTATATCAGTAAGTGCTGTACCTTTGAATATACTTGCGATAATCTTTTGTATGACACCAAACTTTTTAAGTTTAGCCGCTGTACTAATCCATATAGGCATGTAAAACTTCCATGTCAATACATCGATAGGATTACCGGTACCTTGGGGAATAGTACGACTACTGAATGTCAATCCATCTTGGTATACAACACTTAGACTTGTCCAGTCAATAAAGTTATCAGTGGATTGAATTTCTAATGAAGGGTTAAACAACGTACCTAACTGTTCAATCAATTCTAATTTTTGATTATAATTAGTAGTCCAAAAGTCAACAGTAATACGCAACGTATATGGTACAGGCATTAATCGTTCAACTGTAAACGCTTGCCCCTGTGTTTGCTCATAGCTTTGTGTATCAGCATTATAAGCTCTTTGTCTAACGTTTATTCTATCAACAAACGTTGGGTCTTGTGTTCTCTTTTGATCGTATTCTAAACCACTTATATAAAATGTAATTAGTGGTGCACTTGGTAAGTTACTAGCACTATTATCAGCAATGATAGTACTAGCTTGTCTACTACTGTCGCCATACATAACCGGCACACGAACGTAGATATCATTTCCTGCAGGGTCTTTGCCTTTAGTTACTTGCCAGTTACTAAAGATTTTTGCAAACTGAATTAAAAATCTGCGGATCTGATTATCGTAAAAAAATTGTGCCATGTGTTATACTACCGGTGGTATTGAATCTGGTGTTAAAGTCAATATTGACGATAACGGTTGTGCTTGTGTAGTTGTTGTACCATCTGTTAGTACAGTAACGTTACTGTTATTTATGAAGCTAGATTGCTGTGACAAATCTTGTGAAGTAAATCCAGTTTGTGTTCTAACGTTCTCTGAGATACGAACCCAAAGTCTTCCGTCCCAACGATATAATATATTAGGTAGATAATCTATACGTAAGAAGTAATCACCCACTTGAGGATTTTGCGGGAATACTATACCTGCGCCAGTAGGCAATCCGTTAGGAGCAGTACCATCACCATCTAAGTACCCCATTGTATAACCGAATGTTCTAGGTGTACTACGTGCAATATACTGGAATGCAGGATCACAGTCTGCTCTAAAGTCCATCTGTTGACTTACAGTACCAGTAAAGCCAGGTAACTCTGGATTTTGGTCAGCAGTAGCATATGTATTATCAGCAGTACCATACGGCCCTGTTATAGCACCTAGTGAGTTAACTACTAAAACTCTATCCCCTTCAACTGGACCAGAACCTGTGCCTATTCTTTCAGGGGCTAATTGCATTGTCTCTAAGTTTATTTGTTGAAATGATTTTAACTGTGTTATATCAGTATCAGCAGTCATATCCCAAATACTCATAGCAACTTCTTTGCTAATCCTAATAGCTGGACTAGGATTCTTATATTTAGGATTACGCATCATTACAACTGTGCCTACAGCTGGAGTAGGAGCTCCGCTAGAGTTAGTGTTGATATTAATAGGTGGTGCCGGCTGATTAATTTTACCTGATAATTGTGCGTCAGTCTCATACTCACCGTATGTAGGTACTACATATAAATTAGAACGATCATAACCTGCTTTAGGTACAATACGAGCGGCTTCATCTAGAATTGCATTATTGACTTGAATATTTCTATTATACGTAGCCATAATGTCTTTGAGATTCTGATTAGGATCTAGTTCCCAATATGTTGAATTAGGAGGTGCTATACCAATTGGTACTTCAATTATACTAGTATAGTTTTTATCACCGTAACTAATAACATAACCCGGTGGATATGTTCTATCTTTATCCCATAGTCCTAAATAATTATCTTGATTAATAGGTTCTTGTAATATCTGACTAAATTCTTGACTATCAACTAATGGCTCACATTTGATACGCCACAAATGAGGATACCATGTTTGACTAAAACCTTCACTTGCATAATTAGAATCAGTTACTTGATAGAATCTTTTTAATGCAACTGGAATAGTATCTCTTAATGGATTATAATCTACTAAGTGAGGTAATTCTAACACATCACCTACCATTAATTTACGACCCATTATATCAATCATATCATTATAGTGAACAACGACAAAGATAATGTCGTTATTTAAAAATAATCCAAATTGTGAAAGGTCAAAGTCTAAATTCTGTACGTTGTAATGTCCACGCAATCGGTAAATATTAGTGTCGTATATTCTATCTCTATTTTCTAGAAATAGTAAATCTTGAATATTTTCAGGGCGCAATACATCATATTGTGGTTGAGTATAGTCTATCGAAGGAGTAGACGCATTGGGACCTAAATATTTGTGAATATATAAATCCGTTCCACCTACAGTTAATTGCTCCGATATTGTTCTATCGAAGAAACGGTAATCGTTCTGCTTATTTGGGCGGTATAAGGATAATTTTGGCATAATAGTATTTATCGCAACACCCTATGGTTAAATCCTGAGGTTGACAATAAATATGGGCTGTGTTATAATAACTAAATCATATTAAAGGAGTGCCTGATGGCAACACGTAAACGCAATTCGGAAGACCACAGTCAAGTTAAAGCATTAAATCCACGTGATGTAGATGTTCAACATTACGGAGACGAACCGTTATTTGTACTACAACCGGACGAGGATAAACGTAGGGTCACGTTAATGCGTTCGTTCACTTGGTATAATCGTTTCTATGGTAAGAAAGATGCCAAAGAACTTATGGCTCAGTTTCTTGACTTAACTGATAGACCGAATGATGCAAAAATTATGCGTAAGATTCACGAAAATGAATTCTTGCTAACACTGTGCTGGTTAGCACGAATGAAATTGCGAGGTTTAGAACTTAGCGAACACGAAAATCTAACACTTGAAAATGAAATCAGCCGCTTATTGAAAATCGTTCATAAGCCTGAGGAAATTAAAGTTGAGACTGATGCACCTACAAGACCTAATATTCAGGATATTTTGCGAGACAAAGCAAAAGATGCCGCAGGTGAACTTGAAGGCATGTTTGATGAATTTATTCTGAACGGTAAAGCAAGCTCAAAAACAATGGAGGTAGTTGCACGATTCAATGTTATGCCACAACATATTGGTTTGATTACTGATGTTTGGAAGAAGAAACAAAACGAATTTGATGAACTACAAAAAGGTCTAGACAAACAATTGTCTGAGGGTTATAATTATTTGACAAAGATTCAAGTGCGTAATATCATCAAATACATTGAAAGTGTATTGACCGACTTGAATGCATATATTTCAGTTAAGAAAGCAAGCAAGGCTCCTCGTCAACGTAAAGCAGTACCTGTTGAAAAGATTGTGGCTAAGCTCAAGTATCTTAAAACATTCAAAGATACTGCAAGCAAACTTGATTTAGTAAGTATCAGTCCTGTAAAACTTCATGGTGCAAGTGAAGCATGGATTTATGATAGCGCAAAGCGCAAACTACATCATTACATTGCTGATGATTATTCAAAAGCATTTACTGTAAAAGGTAATACACTATTGGGCTTTGATACTACAAAGTCTGAAGTAAAAACTCTGCGTAAGCCGGGTGAACAAATTAAAGAAGTTATGGGAAGCAAGCCCGCGGCTCGTAAGTACTTTAACGATATTAAAGCAGTTGCAACAACTCCTAATGGACGCTTTAATGAACACATGATTATTTTGAAAGCATTTTAATGAGTAATATTGATTTGAACAAATACAAAGATTTTGTAGAGGCTGTAACAAGCAAAGCAAGCAATGACTTGACTACATTTATGAACCGTTGTGATGAACTTGACGGTAACTATGATGCTGAAACTGACATGCATGGTCCTGATATCAACGTCCCGTTGTTACTTACAGCATGTCTTGGTTTAGCGGCTGAAGGTGGTGAGTTTATCGAAGTGCCCAAGAAGATGTTTTTTCAGGGTAAACCACTAACTGAAGCGGAAGTTTTTCACTTGAAGCGAGAACTCGGTGATGTTATGTGGTATTGGATTAACGCTTGTAGAGCACTGAACCTTGACCCAAATGACGTTATTGATGAGAACGTTCGTAAGTTAGAAAGTCGCTATCCCGGTGGTAAGTTTGATGCACACTATTCAGAAAATCGCAAAGAAGGCGATATCTAAAGACCGAATGTTTCCTGATAAATACACTATCAGGAAACTAATATGACAACAGCGACAAATCAAACTGCAAGTATACTTGCTACACCATCAGGTCTTACACTTGACGAACTAAAACAAGCTATTTTTAATAATGCTAGATTGCGTTTGGGCGATGGAATTATTGATTTAGAATTAGACCCACAGCATTTTGAAGCCGCATATAATTACGCTATTAAGATATATCGTCAACGTGCCCAGAATGCTACAGCAGAATCATACACTCTGTTTACAGTAGAAAAGAATGTTGATACTTACACACTACCTCAAGAGTTTATCAACGTTCGATGTTTGTACAGACGTACAGTTGGTCTAGAAACAGGTCCAGGTGCAAGTAGCTTTGATCCGTTCTCAAGTGCTATTCTTAACACATACTTACTGAACTATAACGTTGCAGGTGGTCTAGCAACTTATGATTTCTATGCAGGATATGTAGAGTTATCAGCACGTATGTTCGGTGGCTATTTGACATACACATTTGATCCAGTCACTAAAGTAATGCGTGTTGTTAGAGACTTCAAGGGTAGTGGTGAAAAGGTATTAATTTGGGCTGACATTCAGAAACCTGAAACAACATTGTTACAAGATCCTGGTTCTGGTGTTTGGATTGGTGATTGGATATATGCAACACTCAAGGGTATCATAGGTGAAGCCCGTGAGAAATTTGGTACTATTGCAGGTCCAGGTGGTGGTACTTCACTCAATGGTTCTGCAATGAAGGCTGAATCTAAACAAATGCAAGAAGCATTATTAGAAGAATTGAAACGTTATGTAGATTATAGTCAACCATTGACTTGGGTACAAGGTTAAAATAAACTCTTTACTTTTCAAGACTCCTGTAGTATACTATATACTACGGGAGTTTTTCTTTATGATTATTGGAGTTACAGGACTAATCGGATCTGGCAAAGACACTATTGCTGACTATCTTTGCACATTTCACGGATTTAAAAGAATGAGTTTTGCATCCTCATTAAAAGATGCTGTCTCTAGTGTATTTGGTTGGAACAGAGAATACCTAGAGGGTTCCACTAAAGCCAGCAGAGCATGGAGAGAACAAAAAGACGAATGGTGGAGTAATCGCTTAGGTATGGAAATCACACCTAGATGGGTATTGCAATACTGGGGAACTGAAGTATGTCGCAATGGATTTCATAATGACATTTGGGTTGCTAGTGTTGAAAACAAACTACGCCAAACTGATGAAAACATCGTGATTACTGATTGTAGATTCGCTAATGAAATTAAATCTATCAAGGAGATAGGTGGAATTACTATGCGAGTTACTAGAGGTCAACCACCAGAATGGTATGATGCCGCAGTAAGTTACAACAAAGGCGAACATGGTAATATGAGTTGGTCTTTGAGTAAAGCTAAACTAGATAGAAACAGGGTTCATGCCAGTGAATATTCTAGTGTAGGCTTAGACTATGACCACTATATTGACAACAACGGCACGATTGATGATTTACACAAGCAAGTCAATTCAGTAATCAATTTCTAAATCACCACGTTTCCAAGTAATTTCTTTCTTCTTAACTACTTCTACACAGTTAAGACAGATACTACGTAAGTTAGTCATTTTACAATTGTCTAAATCACCGTCGATGTGAAACACCGTTATCTGACTAG